TCCCGTCTGTGTTTGTCTTGAAACCTGTCCTGTCATCTGTCAGATAAACTTTGAACGGCACATTGTTGTATTGTATCGTTGTTGAGTTGGTTATTGACGTGTGCAATGGTGGTGTGATTTCAAAGTAATCTTCTGAGCTGAGGTCTTGATTTATGTCCGCTGTCAGCATATAAATCTTGTCGTGATTGCTGAACTTGATGAAGTCACCGGTCTTGAGACTGCCGCCTCCACCTTGAGCTCTGATGCTTGTCAATCCAGCCGCGTATGTCTGTGTAACTGTTGGAGTGCCTGTTGCGTTTGAACTTCTTGTTGAACCGTAGATAGGTGGCACGATTGTGAAACTGTCGAACTGTCCTTGTTGCTTTGTCAAGAAGGCCATTAGTTCTGCGTTTTCATCTCTGTCTAAGTTTTTAGACTCTAGAGTGATCAACCAATGCTGTCCTCCCACGTTCTTTCTTTGGACTTTCCTGCTCATACTCTCTGTGATTCTTGTTGATGATTGACTTGTTATGTTCGCAGATACGAAATAATTTGTTGATAGTGATCCACTCATTATACTAGACTCCTTTGACCATTTTCATTAAGTGCTTCGTTTATGACGCCAACAATGGTGTCTCTTCTCTCTATCAATAGCTCATCAAAACTGCCTGCGTCTGTGGCGTTGATGTTGAAATTGACTGTGACATTGTTCTGTCCCATCATCTGATCGTTCGGTATGATTGTGCCGTTTTGATTCGGTTGGAAGTATTCTACACCAGATTCTCCCACGAGATAGCCTTTACCTTTTTGGACTGGTCCACCCCTTTCTCTACCTGGGAACTGTTGATTCTTTATGGCATTGACCTGGGCCATACCAAATGCCAACTGTGCACCTGCCATTATGAAACTGAACGGTGGTGGATACGTTTTCAATGCGTTGGTCACACCAGCGTAGGTGTTAACCAATGCTGTTGCGATTTGAACTTTCTTATTGATCTCAAACATCTCTTTGTTGAATGTTGCACCTTGTTCAAGTATCGTGCTAAATCCTGCTTTGGCAACTTCAACCTTTTGCTTGGTTGTCATATTTTCAATGTCCAGTTCTTCTAACTTGCCTGATCTAATGTTTTCGAGTGCTGTATTGAATTGTTGCTGACGTTTGGTCTCTGCTTGTTTTTCTAAATTTTGTCTTTGTCTATCAGCATCTTTTATGATCTTTGTTTTAAGAAGTTCAAATTCTTTTTTAGTGATTGCGTCTTTCTTGTATAGTTCTTCTAATCTTTGTTGTCTTTCTGCCTCCATCCTTACAATCTTGTCTGTCTCTGTCTCTCCAAGTTGTAGGATGCTGTCCACAAAACTTCTGTTGGCAGATTTAAGGTTATCGAAGTTGATTATGTTGGCTTCAATGGCTTTGGCTATGCCTTTTTCCCTGTTAGTTACTTCTGGCAATATTACTCTGTAACTCTTATATTGTGCGTTTATGTTTTGTAATAATCTTAATGCATCTGTTTGTTTTTGCGTCAATACATCAGTTGCTTCTTCTAATTCTATTGTTTTACCTGTTGCTAGGTCAACGTTGCCTATGTAGTCATCTAATCCATCTGTGTTGTTCTCTATTTCTCCACCAAACTTTTTAAATGCCACTATCGCGGCCGCCACACCTGTGGCTAACAAGATGAATGGATTGACCATTGCGGCAAGATTGAATGCCCTCATGGCTATTGTCGCTGTTCTTATAGATGCCGCTAGGCTCAAGAACATTGCCCCAATCTTCATTCCTACTAAGAATCCAAACGCCGCCGCCACTAGGTCCGCGTTGTCTTTTAATAATTTCAAGGCCTGTGCCGCTTTTGCCACTGCCACTGCCAGTGCCGCACCCACTGTTTCTGCGAACTCTTCTATTGTGACTGCGTTCTCATCGAAGAATTCATTCAGATCTCCCAATTGAACTTTTAGCTCTTCGAAGAATGATTCAGATGCGTCTTCTTGGAACCTTCTAAGTTTGTCACCAAGCATTGATAGTGTTCCTGTGAACGTGTCTGCAAACTCGTTGGCCGCGTTTCCAAACTCTCCACCCTTACCAAACACTTTGGCGAATGCCGCTCTTGTTTCTTCTGCTGTGACTGTTGCACCTTCTTTGAAACCTAATAAACTTCTAACACCTCTTTCTCTAAAGATGTCTGCTGATGCGATACCACCTGAGAACGCTCTCTGTATTTGCTCACCCGCTGTCCTGAAATCAAGACCTGACACCGTTGCAACGTTGGCAGTGATTTCTAAGATGTCATTTAATTCTGTTGCGTCTTTGGCAACAACTGCTAGGTTACCTGATGCGGCTGATATCTGTTCTAGACTGAAAGGCACTCTGCCTGCGAATTCATTTAACGTGTCAAATGCTCTTGCACCTTCTTCCGCTGATCCAAACAAGAACTTGAATCGTAGTCCTAAGTTTTCAACTTCTTGTCCAACTCTGATTAGACTAGAGATACCTTTTCCTACTCCGATGGCCGCTATGGCTCCTGCGGCCACCCTTGCCGCGTTACCTAACGAACTTGCACCTTTGGCCGTTCTGCCAAGTGATGCTTCTAATTTGTCGATACGTTGTTGATTCTTTACAACTACATCTATATCGACCCTTTGTTTCGTCGCCACTAGCGTCTCCTCATCCTATTCTTTCGCGCCTGCTTGTTGGTAGCATCCGCTTCTTTTCTGAGCCATCCGGCCCAGAGGTCCAATTCCAACACAGAAAGTTCCATAATCTCTTGGACTGGTTTTTTTAACCTGTCCGCCAACATCATAAGGAACGTTAGCTCTGGGTTGGACTCGATTCCTTTACGACTGCTTTCACTGGCTGTCTAAGACCTATGTTGTTGATGATACCTGCCACCCTCACTATCACGCTTGGATCTGCTTCATTCATCAAATTGACCCTGTCAGCATCGAAGAATAGTCTCTTACCATCTTTGTCTAATGCTTTCACGATCAGGCTTTCTACCAGTGCCTCCACCGTTTTGCCTTGTGACTGTAATTCAATCACTTTGGCTTCGTCTTTGAATGGATATGTTCTCTTGCAATAGATCTCCATATCCCATTCTGGGACTTCTACTTTCTCCAAATCACCAGCAATCGCTTTCTGGTAGTGATTTGCTATCTTTTCTAACGTCTTACTCATCTTATCTTACTCTCCTTTTTCTACCTGCTTGAGTTCTGCTCACGGCAGGTTTTATTATTCCTTGTCCCTGTGTTTGCTTACTTCTATTTCGTTCAAGTGATTCAATATAAGGGACTCTATTGACTAACTTGACTTTGTCTTTACCTTGTCTTGCCACCCAACCCCTTCGAGCTCTGCCTTTGTCAATCGGTGTTTCAGAAACGAGATTTGACAACAATGCTGTTGAAAAGCCTTGCAGTTCTTTTCTCACTTCGTCACGCACTTTCTTGCCTGTGACTTTCGCAGAAGGGGTTAGAGTAACATTAATCATTAACTTGTAAGAGTTCTTGTTAATGCACCTGTTCCTTGGAAAGAAATTGATGCCTCAACTGCTCCATCAAAGTTTGAAGTGATTGAATGACCTGTAATCACAACGTCACCCACAAGTTTGATACCTGTAGATTCGCCTGATGGATACAATTCAATCCTTGCTATCGTGTTTGGACTCTCAACGTATTGTAATAAGTTGGTTTGTCCGCCACCGTCATCCGCTCCTTCATCTCTTAGATATACATCTAATGAACCTGAAAATTGAGCGAGGCCTGCCGTATATGATCTGTTAGTGCTTCCCATAACAGTAGTTTCAATAGTCCCTACTTCTCTGTCAACACTGAAGGATCTAACACTGGCTACTGCGGCTGGTGTGCCACTATTGTCCTCAACAAACTTGATGACTCCACTTTCGCCTGTATAGACGCCTAGATTTGCTCCCATTTGTTTTCTCCTTTATTGTTTAGATCTTTTGGACCTGAAAGATCATTTTCTGAAACAACTTTGACCTCGCCTACCTCAAGTTTTAATTTTGGTAAGATGGTTTTTGTTTTTCTTTTTTGTTGTTTTACAGGTTCAACGGTCCAACCTGTATCCAAATGTGCTTGGACGTTTAGTCCACGCACCATCTTTGAATTCTTGCCTTTGTATAATCTTACTGCCATTTTAATTTGTCCTTAATCCATTTCCATATCTTCTTTATGTGTTTCATTATACTACTCCTCTTTTGTATCTGTATGTCACGTCCACTTGCACCACCACTTCTCCCAATGGTAATTCTCTTTCGACCACTTCCACACCCACAACCTTTGTTGTGACGTGGTGTATGTTTGTTGCGGCCAATGTAATGTCCCTGTCTCTTGATTGCTCGAGCGTTTCTTCTATAGATTCTATGAGCTCGTTGCGAAGCGTGTCTATCTGTGTGCCTCTCACGTAACACCTTAGGTTGTATCGGATCACACCCTGTCTTTCATTCATTGAGAAATCTTCTCGTGTCTCGTCAGCGGTGCTCATCAGTATCGCTGGGAACTGTGTGATCGCTATCTTGCTTGGATCGAAGAATTCTCTGCTCACTGACCCCGGTGCAGGATTCGTCATATTTTCAAGTTGTTGCTTGATATTTTGTGCTATGTTTTCTCTTGCGGACATTACCTAACCAATCTATTGAAATGGAAGGTCTGTCTCTCTGTGTCTGTTATTGTGCCCGATGAATCCCTGTCGTATTCAACCCCTGCACGTAGGATGAGGTCGAACTCAACCTCGAATTTCTCTCTGTAGTAATTCATTTTTCTCTCGAATGAATCAGGTGCTTCTTCGAACTTAGACAGTTTCGGATAGATGTAATAGGCCAACACGTGATACACTGCGGCCCTTGTGAATTGACTGGCTGTCAGTCGCGATGGACTCAGTTTCTGATTACTACCACCTGCTATGGTGATATCGAACTCTCCATATGATGCCTTTGGGAACCATTTGATGTTCAATAATCTTATGATGTCATCGTAGGTTTTCTCGTGATCAGAGTCAAATTCTCTGATGCCAAAGTTTTGTATATCTGGTTCGTATTCGAGAAGATCTGTGTC